ATGTCCAGAATGGGTGGATTTAATTGTTCGGGCACGGAAACCACAGACCCCGTGCCATCTCAGAGTCCAATATTCATCCCATTAAGATTCTGGTTTTGTCGTAATCCTGGACTTTCACTACCTCTTATATCTCTTCAATATCATGAAGTTAAAGTTATATTAAATCATAAAATTGGTCAGTTATTTCATGGTGATGTATCTCAAAAATTATATGTTGATTATATTTATCTTGATACAGATGAAAGAAGGAGATTCGCACAAGTTAGTCATGAATATTTAATTGAACAAATTCAATATCACGATATAACTTCTTCACAACCTGATCTAAAATTAAATCATCCAGTAAAAGAATTAATATGGTGTCGTTCAGATAAATTATATGGAGATCAAAATGCTAGTTTAACTTCATCTAGTAATGGATATTTATTAAAACTGAATGGACACGATCGTTTTTCTGAAAGACCTGTATATTATTTTACAAGACAACAGATATATGATTATCATACTGGACCCGGTGGCATTGGATACGATGACTATGGAACGGGGAAACTAGGAATCTCGCAGGGTTGGGCCGCATTGGGAGGACATCAAAATGATTCAATTGCTGTATATTCTTTTGCTTTAAAACCAGAAGAACATCAACCTAGCGGAACATGTAACTTCTCAAGAATTGATTCAGCACAGTTACTTGGTTTACATACTACTACTTACACAATCTTCGCTGTCAACTACAATGTTCTCCGTATTATGTCTGGTATGGGTGGTTTAGCTTACAGTAATTAAATTTCATATATATTATATATGAAATTTAATATTAAAATTATAGGTATAGGTTTATTGGGTTTATTTATATCATTTATCATATATTTATTTACACATGAGGGTAATATGTGTTGGATTAATTGTGAAGAAAAAAAACACGATATAATTAATAATTAATATATATATATATTATATTATATGCATTTTAAAACTATAGGATATGGAATAGCAGCATTATTTTTATTATTTTTTGTATACTGGTTAACCATATTTATGAAAAATAAAAACCAAGCGGCTAAAATGATTGGAATGGATTGTTGGGAAAATTGTAATTTCGATTCACATGAAAAATATGTTAATGGTAAATTAGTAAAATAATTTACTTTTATTTTAAATATTTTATTATTATATATGAAATTTAATATTAAAACTATAGGTATTGGTTTATTGGGTTTATTTATATTAATATGGTTGTTTATAAATTACGGTCCGGATGATTGGTGTATATGGTGTGGTCACGATTCACATGAAAAATATGTTAATGGTAAATTAGTAAAATAATTTAATATTTTTTTATTATATATATATAAATGATTATTGATATTGATAAAAATGTTTTGATTACAATAGTATTTATTATATTATCTTCAACTATTTTATATGTTAAGAAACCATCAGTTATGTTTGATTCGTCTGGTGATTTTAAACATTTTGGTACAAGTGACGAACAAACTCTATACCCTATATGGTTAGTGGTGATGATTTCAAGTATTGTATTATATGTGTTTTTAATTACTAAAAACAATAAATATGTTTAAAAATTTTAATATATATTTTTTTTATCATATATGAATAAACCTAATTTAACTGATATAAAATTAGTTACATTTTTTACTGATATGAATAAAAATATTCATATTAAAGAAGATATTAAACCTACCATATCTTATAATAATAAAACTAATATTAATATGTTTTTTATAAATTTGATATTTATTGTGATAATTATTATATTTATTTATATTTTATATAGACGAAATAAATTAAAGAAATATAATGAATTAATATATCAAAATAAAATTAAAAACTTATATAATAATATAATTAACTATTAAATGGATGAGAAGTACGAAAAATATTTAGATTTAATACAAAATTTTTATTCAAGTAAAAATAATTATCTTACTAATAAAGATAAATTTATGACATGTAAAGGTTGTGATAAAAATAAAACATATATAGAAAATAAAGACGTATTACATGATGGTGAATCACGAAAAGAAATTATTCTAAGTTGTGGTGATAAAGGTAAATGTGGTGATAAAATTAAGATAATATTACCTAAATATATTTATAAAGATAAAGAAATACAACTTTTAAAAGATGAATTAGAAAAAGTAATTGATTGGGAAATTATTAGTAAATATATTAAAATAGAGAAAGGGTTTTTAGAAGATAATAGAAAATTAATAGAAGAAAATAATAGAAAAATATTAGAAATTAAAGAAAAATATTATGAAGTTTATAAGAAAAATAATGTTAATTTAATTAATGAAAAATATAAAGAAATATTAAAATTAAAATTAGAATGTACAAATATGAAAGAAGAACTTAATGATATAAGTTTATCAATAGAAGAAAAGAAAATAATAAGAAACAATTATATTGAACATATTACAAATATTAATCAATTATATTCAGAAATTAAAGAAAATATAGATAATGTTGAAGAATATTATTTAGAAGAAAACCCTAAAATTATCTTAGATAATTTAGATTTTATAGAGGAAGATAAAAAGAAAAAAACAGTTAAGAAGAAATCTGTTAAGGAAAAACCTGTTAAGGAAAAAGATGATACAATATTTATTGAAGGTTCAAAAGTTAAATGGACTGATAAAAAAGGTAAGGAATTAAATGGTGTTATTGAAAAAATAACAACCGGATCATATAAAATATGTTGTAAAGATGGGACAAAAAGTGGTGATAAAGGATCATTATACCAAGTATCTAAAAATATAGTTTCTAAATTTAAAGATAGTGATACGGATGATAAAGAATCAGTTAAAGAAGATGATAAAGAATCAGTTAAAGAAGATGATAAAGAATCAGTTAAAGAATTAACATTAGATGATTTCAAAAAAGGAATGAATGTATCTTATAAATCTAAAGGAAAAGAATATATAGGTGTTGTTAGAACCAAAAAAGATGATAATGTAAAGGTAAAAGCTGAAGGTGTAAATAAATGGATACCTTGGAAAAAATTAACTATATTAGATTAAATTAGAAAGTTTCATTGCTCTAATCATACGAGTCATACCAATTCCTCCACCTGAACGTTCGAAAAATTCTTTTTGTAGGAAATAGTCTAATTCTTTTTGTACTCTTTCTTTACCGAATTGAGCAAATAATGTGTTTGCATATCCACCCTCAGATATAGTATTAAACATATGTCTCATTTGTTCTTTATCAATACTCCTTTCAGCTGAACCTATTGTTTCAATTCCGTGGATGATAACATCAATTTTATGAGCATGTAATTTATCCTCCATTAATCGCATATTCCAGAAAGGAGATGTTTTTAGTGGAAAATGTTCTAGGAAAAATGCTTTACCAAAATCTCTTTCCATATATTCTTCATGAATATGATCAAGTTCGTCTACATCATATTTTTTTGCAACATTATCATAATCATCTTGTGGATAAGTCATAGTTTCACCTTCTTTATTAAATCCAAGAAAATCTAGTAATTCCATTTCTACTTTTCTAAGTTCATCAATACCACCTTTAAGTTCAAACTCAAACATAGGGAAAATCTTATCATGTCTACCTTCAACTGGATTGGGTTCATTTCTATAGGAAGTTGATACACAGAAGAATCCTTTTTCTTCAGGGTGTTCAAGTAAATAATGTTCTAACCACATTTGACCGGTTTGAGGAAGGGGCCATACTTCACCATTGTAATTGTAAGTTGCTATTGTTTGTGGATCCTCACAAGCAGCAAGAATACTCAATTTATTTTGAGTATGTACTTCTTTATAACCTTTAATATCTTTAAAGAAATCTCTAAGTTTACTTACAACAGCATTAAAGTTTTCATAATCTACCCCTTCCATTTTAAAATATATATTATATTTATTTTTTAAGTATTTAAATTTATCGATTAATTAATTATCTATTTAATATTGTTAATTCAAATTCAAATGAAAATTTTAATCCGCTATTATATGTAGTACTAAAATTTCTATCTTTCAATGATTTTAAATCTATTAAATCTGAATCGGCATTTAATTTTTCTTTATGATTATATTTTAATGATAAACTTAATTTATTTAAATTAATTGGATAAAAATAAGTTGGTTTTGAATAATCAGATATATAATCCATACCGCTAGCATTATTATAACTAAATTCATATGGTAATCTTTTTATAATATTATATCCTTTTAAATTATTAATACAAGCTTCTCCAGGGATATTATTTATTATCACATCTAAATATATATTTGTTTGTGATCCAGAATTTTTTCTATCATTATTTTCATATATTGAATTATCTAATATTATACCTATTACATTTTTATATATTTTATTTAATTTAAATTCACATTCATATGAACCATTGAAATTTACATATGATAAAGATGCATTCATATCTTCATATGATAATAATATTCTTTCTTTTTTTATTTCATTTGTATATAATTTACTTATATCATATATCTTTTGCTCATTACTATCTTCTGATATGTTTTCTTGTTTATGAATTATAGTATTCGTATTTATATCATAATCATCTATAGTCTCTAATATAGCATTATCGTTTTGAAAGATATTATTAGATTTATCAAATATTTGTATTTCTTTAATTGTATTTGGATTGACTTTTTCAACAAATTCTTCCAAGAATAAATTATTCATATCTAATTATTATATTTTATTTATAAAAATTAATCATATTTATTTTTTTAATAAACTTGAAAATTTAATTATTTTATAATTTCTTTTAATCTTTTTACTTCTTATTTTTTTTTTAGTTTTATTTGAAGCTGCACATCCACCTAATTTTATACCAATAGATGAATATCTTTTTTTAAGGTTTTTATTATACATATAAATATATTAGAAAAAAATTTGCTAATTACATATAATAACTATATCTTGCTGGTAATCTTTTTAAAGATTTTTTATTAGAATATTTAGATTTACTTCTTTTAGGTATACTTTTTTTTTTATATCCTTTAGATCCTTTTTTAGATTTAGATTTTTTACGTTTAGTTTTTTTTTTTGAACCCCTGGATTTTCCTTTTGTTTCTTGAAAGAAACTATCTATATATTTATTAAAATTCATATATAATATAATATATTTTTTTTATACTCTATATCTATTAATTTTACTAATTAATTCAATTAAATAAGGGATATCATCTGATTCTTTTTTCTTATCATTTATGATAGTTTTCTTTAATGTTATTGATTGTAAATCTGCTGCATTAATTTTTTTATCATTTTGAATTTTATTTTGAACCGCATGGATGGGTACACCCATTTTAATCATTCTATCGTATTTTGTCAATGGTTTTGGTAATATTAGTGGTGGCGGAGGAGGAGGTATGCTCTTACCTTTACCCATACCTTTACCTTTACTAATTTGTGGAGTATCATCTATAAAACTATATTCTGTTAAATATAATGGTATATCTATTTTAGATTGTAATAATACCCAGTGATAATATATATTATTATTATTTTTATTAACCCATAATCCGTGTAAATGAATTATAAAATATCCATATGTATTTGGAATTATTTTATCTATAATATTTTGATTATGATCATAAATTAATATTCCTTTATTAATTTTTAAACGTAATAATTCATTTTTATTATATATTTTTATTAAATCATCCACATTATATCCATCAAAAACTTTATTTATTTTACTATGAATAATATCTAAATTATGATAAAACAATTTTATATTTTTATCATTTTCAATATTCTGAAATGAAATATCTACGTATTTTTTATCATTATTATTATAAACAAATTTCTCACCATATGGGATATACATTTTCGGTGTCTGAATAATTAGATCATTATTTTTATATTTAATAGGTATTAATGTATAATTATCTGAATATTTAAGAAATTTCTTTATATTAATATCTTTAGATTGAATAGATTGATTATATATCATAATTATTATAGATTATATTTAATAATCAAATTTAATTCAATTCACTGTGATATAAATATATCGTGTAAATTAAGAAAAAATATTATAAAGAA